AATATGTTTTGGGGTTGACGGAAACGGAATACCACATGGGCAAAATAATTGACCGAATACTGATTGATACAGGTCATGGAAGAATGACAATCAGACTAAAACTAGAACAGGGGGAAAAACGAGATGGATGAACCAAATGTAAAAAGAGCGCACAGGGTAGTTTTGGCGCAACACAAAGATTATTTAATTAGTGTGTTTTCGCTGACACCCGACCCTAAATTTGTTGAGTACGAAAAGACAGAAGACATGGACATTTTAAGTGGTGATGAAATAGGCAACTACGGATACCAAATTTATAACCAAGACGAGGAAATTATTTCTGAAGACTTGTGTTGTATGGGGGATGAAGATGCTTGTCTGGAAAATGCAAAAAATGAAATTAGGGTTTTGATAGAGGAGGCAGACTATGAGTGAAATAACCGACAACCTGCAACACTTCCTCAAGGTACAGAGCCAGTTGTTCGAACAGGCTAGAGTACAGGCAACGAAACAAGCAGACGATTTGGGGATCACACAATTCGAGCCGAGAATGGACTTTATTCAACAGAGAATGGACGAGCTTCTGGGTGTTTATTCAAGATATTATCGAAGGAGAAAACCATGAGTGTTAAGCACGAAATATTGTTAGACAAAATAACTGAATGGCTAGAGCAAGAGGCAGAAGGTCAAGAGGTTATTGATGAGTACGAAGGTGGTTTACGACCTAAATGCACAGACGGAACAGACGACATCATAGAAGGGCGGGTTGAGTCTGCTAATGCTTTACTTGAGCAAATTAAAAAATGGGAGACCGAAGACGATGAAGCTCAAGCGATAGACGATAACTATATGTCAACAGAGGAGGCGAGCGATGAGTGACATAGGAAACAGATGCGTTCATTGTGGAGAGGATACTTCTTTTGGAAGTGGACGATTCGTGAACAGGATACCTGCTGATGCAGATTATGAGGCAACGGACAGCGAAGGCAAAATCATCTTTGCTGATGGTGAATATCGAGACGGATACGCTTGTCCAGATTGTAGTGGTTTCGACTGCGACAGGTGTGATGAGATGATCTACATTGACGAAGACCTAACACCGGATTGTGTTTATGACTGTGACACTGATGATAGAGCGAACGATAATTTTTCAGATGGTGCATGGAGAGTGCATGAGGAATGTCTGACCAAACAAGAAAGAACTGTTTACAAACGAAACAGAGAACTGGGGGTGGTGTGATGAGTAATGTTGATTGGATTACAAGCGAACAGCTTGAAACAGGGAAGACCAAAGCTTTAAAAATCTTCAACGAGTTTTGTGAGCATTCTGGTTGTGAACAAGAATGGATAGAAATAGAGATTGACGGAAAATATTTTGATGTTGAGTGCTATGACGAAACTGGTGCAGACACAGGAAACTATCGAAAAGGCACTATGTATTGTGCGATATATCCTACTTATCTGAATCAAGATGGGTGGAGAGAAACAGATGGAACTGAGTGGATTCGTTTGTTTATAAAAGTGGACGGAAACTTATTTACAAAAACGGAGGCAACCGATGAGTAATGGTGCAAAGGTTAATTTTACCTCAGACAATGGGGGAGTGGTTTATCTTGGTTTCGGACGTGGCAACATACGGTTTGAGATAGATCAAAAGACGGGCCAAACAAAGTTTTGGAATCCAAAAGAAACAGCGAGCCCGCAAGTCAATAGTTTATTAATCCAGAGAGCGAAAGCGATCTACAAAAAAGAAAGGAGGACGCATGACAAAAATATGGCGTAAGAACGAGTGGGAGCAATTGAAGTTGTTTCCTGTATCAAAACAAGAACGAAAGAATGTTTTAACGAACGGTTTTAGGGTGTTTGTTTTTAGAATGTTTGACAAAAACTGTAGGGAAAGACGAGAACACGGGCAAGAAGAATACAAAAACGTGTTTCGATACTACAGAAAAAACCACGATTGGTTATTAGAAAAATACTACAAGAAAATTGGTACGAGCCAATGAGAACCAATATTCCTATAGACCTTACCAAGGACGAGCGTTTGGACCTTGCCCAAAAATATACAGGCACGACACACAAAAAACTGCTGACTCGAAAAGAGTTGACCGAGATTGTCCAAGCCTTCGTGCAGGAACTCATTGAGGCAGACACTTCTGTTAAGAAAACGAAAGAACGAGTGGTGGAAGAAGGAACGTGGACCAAGACCTATTTTTATGAGGGAAAACGTGTCTCGGAAAAAGAATGGAACAAAAAACCCAACGGAGCAAGAAAGTTTTATGGTTATGATAGCTAAAGTAAAGCAAGATTCTTTATCAGAAATGTCTGATGTTGAAATTTTAAGGTTGCACAACGAACTAAAGAAAGAGGCTAGAGTTCACGCTGAACTGACGAGCGCAATAACGGTGGAATTGGTCAACAGAGGTTGGCGACAAGAAGATTTTGAAAAGTGGACTTGGAGACTTCCAGGGGATTAAGCACTGTAAAGGCGTTCCATCATCTTTTCAAACATTTTTCTAAAATCAATTAAAGACATAAAAGACATGTCGTTCAAACTTTGTTCCTTGCAGTATATTTTATAGCAGTCTTCGAGTTGCTGTTCTGTGTACAAAACCACTAAACTTCCTCAAACTCAGCTTCTTCGGCTTCGAGCAAAGGTTGGTAGTCTGCAAGTAAAGCGTCTATTTTCTGTTTTATTTGTTTTTCTGACAAAGATTCGAGCGTACCTGTGCGGATCTCTTTTCTCTCAACGTAAATTCCAGCGGCACGGCCTCTTTGCACTTCGGCAGAAACAGCGGCGGTCAAATTACCTTTATCAATGGCTTGGTCTCGAATCTCAGCAAGTTTTCTGATGTGTCTGTCAAAAGTGACATCAAACTTTTGCTGCACTTCGCTTTGTAGTTCTTGTATGTATCGAACAACCAAAGGAAACTTTCTTGGGTTGGTAAGTTCTGAGGCTCGTACGTGTGCGCTTGATTTGCCATAGCCTGCATCTATCGCACATTCTGTTTTGGTTTTTGTTCCATCGTTGTAAACAAACTCTCTTGCAAACCTTTTTTGTTTGTCTGTGAGGTGCTTACTGTTTTTCCCTGTAGGGTTGCCAGAACCGTTTTCCATACCCGAAGTTTAGCAATAAAAGAGCCATAGTAAACCCCATAAGAGCCATCGCATACGCTAAACTCCTTATAAATCAAGGGCAAAAATGTTAGACCATAAGTCCTGTCTCATAAAAATTTGCTTTTTTTACTATGGCAAATGCGCAAAAACACCCTTTTTTCCTTAGATTATTAGATGAACCTTAGACGGCCCATATAACATTGAAACCCCTATAGGGCTTATATTTGGAGCAAATTACTCCGTGTTAGACGGAATTTGTTCGTTGCACGTGATAGTCTTTTTCTCTGAAAAACTCAAAAATCCATCTAAGATATAATGTTTTGATGAAAAGTAGGGTATATAGGGTTTCCAGTATTATATTAGATATGTATTAGACGAACATTCGTCCATATAACATTTCACTGGTCTTGTTGTTTTGAAACCACGAGTATCAGTCGGTCCAAATACCACCGGGCCTTCTTTAGATCCTCGATGGGTTTGCCTTTGTGTGGAAACCTCAGAAGATATTTCATTATGTTTCCGAGCAAGTATCCAATGAATCCCTGGTCCCCGATCCCCGCTTCAATGACATCGATCACTTCCACTCCACCTTTTTTATAATGAGGCGGGTGATTTACCATGTCATCAGACATATTCCCTCACAAAAATGGGTGTTTGTTCTCCAACATAGGCTCCCACGACATTAAACTCCATGTGTTCGACCGCATCTTCAAGGCTCATGTCTCGTGTAAGCACCTGAACGCAGTGATCGTAGCTGTAAACGGCTCGAGGTGGACCCCATTCGTTTGAAACACCCACAAAGGCTTCTTCAAACCCGTCTGCAACCAACATGGCCTCACCGGAATCTTCTAAAAACTCCGCCCAGTCAGACAATTTTTTTGGTCCAATACCCACAATGCTTCTTATCTTTGCCATTGTACTATTTTAACCCCTAGCACAACCAAAGCAAGACTGATGATTGCCTGCAATCCGGCGAACAAAACATTCAAAGAAAACCAGTTGTTGAAATACCCAAGCAAAAACAATAGATAAAGGTCTCCTTTAAAAACCAGTGTCGCTAGGTCCAGAAAAACAGCCCCAAAAACAATGACAACAACACCAACCAGACTACCCGCTTTCATTGTTGTTCCCGCTTGGAAACGATTGCAAAGCGGTTCTAAACCACTCCAGCGTCTCCAACAAGTCGTCCACGTCTTCTTTTGACACCACCACCAGTTTTGTGTCCTCGTCCACATAAACGTCGCCATACTCTCGTACGGTGCTTTTGCCGGTGTTAATTTTTTCGAGCATTTGCTCAACTAAGTTGTTGATTAAACTAGCCATTCTTTTACCTCACCCAATACTTCATTACTTATCTTCACCTTTTTTCGCAAAGAATCCAAAATCTTTTCATCCACGGTCCCCGGTGCAACAAGATCGACATACGTACATCGGTTCGTCTGACCGATCCGATGAATCCGGTCCTCGGCTTGTAACCTCAATTCCAAATCATAACTGTTTGAATAGAAAATCATGGTGTTTGCCGCGGTCAATGTCAGTCCCCGGCCCCCGGTATGTGGATTGGAAACAAAGAAGCGTAGAGAGTCGTCCTCGTCTTGAAAGCGATCCAACGTCTTCTCTCTGTCACTGGCACTCGTTGGCCCGTAATAAGTCGCAACGCTGTCCTCACCAAACTTTTCAGCAATCGCTTTTTGCAACGCCTCGATGTCGGTCTGAAACACAGCAAAAAGAATCACCTTGCCTCGCGTTTCCTCCAATAAAGAAAGCACTTCTTTGACCCGATTGTTCTTGAGCACCACCGTATTGCCGTCCGCGTCTCGTAAACTGCCTGCAACCACTTGCTGCAATCGCATCAACTGCGTCAACACACTTTGCGTACTGAACAAACTGTTCTCAACAATCATCAGAGCTTCCTTCTTCATTGTATGATAAGCCTGCTTCTGTTCGTCGGTGAGCTCTACCTCGCGCCTCATGTACACTTTCTCCGGCAAATCCAGGCACTCGTCTTTGGTGTAGCGCACAGAAAAATCACTGAGTGCGCCTTGCAATTCGTCCAAACGTTGAAAGTCTACGATTTCTTGAAAACTTCGTCCGCGCCCCAGTTGTCGCTGTTTAATCACAGCATACCTCGCGCGAAACGCATAATAACTACTGAACCCCAGAATGTTGGGACTGAGAAAAGCGCACTGTGAAAAAAGATCCAACGGTGCCTTGGTCACAG